TAATAAATATAAAACTATCATATTAAAATCAACAACTGGTACTGGTAAAACATCAAATATTGCTAAATTTTGTAAAAATTCAAATAAGAAGGTCTTATCAATAATCACAAGAATAAGTTTAGTAAATCAACACGTCCAATCATTTAAAAATGAAAATATACATTTAGTTGATTATAGAAGTAAAGAAAATATATTTAACGAGAATTTAGTAATTTGTATAAATTCTTTGATGATGTTAGATAGATTAGATGATTATGAAATAAAAAATTATATTATTTATATTGATGAGATTAGTAGTTTTATTGAAACTTTAACACATAATACCAATTTAAACACCAATTTAAAACTAATCAATAATATTCTAATGAGATTAATTAAAAATTGTTATAAATTAGTTGTTTCTGATGCTTTAATCAGTGATAATGTATTTGAATTATTAAAATTTAGAGATAACAAAGATAAAATATTCTTAATAAATGAATTTTCAAAGTATAAAGATATCAAAGCATACGATATTAAAGATGAAACTAATTTTTTAAGCACTATAAATGATAGATGTCTAAAAGATGAATACTTTTTATTTGGTTGTGATAGTAAAACTATAATTACACAATATTATCATTATTGTTTAGAGCATAACGAAGATAAAAAAGATAAATTTGTTCTAATCACAAGTGATACAAAAATAGAATTTGATGATGCAAATGAATATTTCAAAAATAAATTTGTTTTTTATAGTCCATCTATCACATTTGGTATTGATTTTTCAATTGATACACCTCAAGATGTATTCATATTTATAAATGGTAATTCAATTCTACCATCTGGAAGTTTTCAACAGACCACAAGAACAAGAAATATTAAAAATTTATACTTTTACGTCAATCAGAAGAACAGAGATTTAAAATATAATAATTTAGATGAAGTTAAAAAATATTATAATGAATTCATAACTGAAAATAATGAATTATTAAATATGAGTTCATTTTTAGATGAGAATGATAATTTAAAAGTTATTGAAAATACCTTCTTTAATTTATATTGTTATAATGAATATGTAAAAAATATTTATGAAACAAATAAATATTTACACTATAAAGAGATATTAAAAGAAAATAATTTTGATATTATAGGTGATGATGAAAAGAATATTAAACTATCAAAAGAATTAAAAGAAGAAATGAAAGGTTATAATGACATTGAAGAATTAATAAATAGTTATATTGAAGATGAGAACAAAGATGATAATAAATATTCAATGATAAATGAATTTAAAAGTCTTTTCGGTATTGTTGATGGTGATTTAGTTAATTTCAAAAATTATATTGGTGATAAATATAAAATAGATGATGTTTTAAATTTTAATAGATTTATGAAAAAAGATGAGGTAATTGATAGAAAAATAAATACTTTTAATGATAATACATATAATATTAAATCAATTGAAAATATTTATCATAAAATCAAATTTGTCAATCAGATATTTAAAAATAATAAGTTAGACCATTTTGAACTGGATAAAATAAAAGATTTTAAAATTAATGATAAAGAATATAATTTATCAAAGAAATATTTTAGAACTTCTATTAAGAAACCTACGAATGATTTTGAGTATAAAAAGATGGTGATAAACTGGTATAAAAATTTATTCGGTGAAAATATAATCACATCTAAAATCACAGAATGCCGTGATAAAGATAGAAGATTTAGACAATATCAATATAATGTAAATAATGAACTAATTAGTGAATATTTAGAAATTATTAAAAATCTTAATAAGAAAGATACGAAAGAAATTTATATTAAAAAATATGATATGAAAACCAACGAAGAAAATAATTTATTTATTGAAGATTAATTTTTATGATTGACACACTTTTTGTATTTTATTCCTTAATATATACAAAAAGTGTGTCAAATTTATTAAGTTGTTTAAAAAAAGTTTAATTAGGAACACTTTTTGTATTTTTTTCCTTATTATATACAAAAAGTGTGGCAATAAAAAACAAAATTATACATAATAAATTTTATCTAAATTTATTATATATATGGATATTCTAAAGTTATTGTTAGGAGGTGGAAAGTATGAAACCGAACACGATAAATTTATGCAACATTTTAAACGATTACGTGGTGGTGGTAAATTAGAAGATGCTTTAGATGAAATTGCTAAATTAAAAGCAATTATTCAACAACAAGCAAATGATATCAGTGAATTAAAACAAAGAAGAACAACAAGACGTGGATTTCAAGCAATAAGTCAAACTAATTTAAAAAAAGAGTTCAAAACAGGATGGTATAAAGAAAACTTATTAATTCATCCAGAATTATATAATTATCATTTTAATCAAGATGAAAGTGCATTTGATAAAATAAATTCAGGTAAAGTAAAAAATGTAAGTTATAAAAAGAAAGATGACGGAACAATGGAAAAATCTATTTCAACTTTATCATTTAGAAATTATCAGAAAGAATTTATTGAAAGTTGGAGTGTAAGCAGTCAGGAAGCAGTTATTTTATATTATGGTGTCGGAAGTGGTAAGACTTTAATAGCAACTAATTGTGCCGAACAATTCACAGAATTAAATCCAAAACATCACGTATATTTTTTAACCCCCGCATCATTAGTTTTAGGTATGATGGAAGGTATGTTTAAAGCAGGAATTGACCCAACAAGACAATATGAAGATGGCAGTTATGTTTATTATTTTATTTCATACCAACAAATGATAAGAAGTGATATGAATTTTAAACCTGATAGTTTATTAATTGTTGATGAAGTGCATAATTTAAGAAATTTCTTTACTAAAGGTATCAATGAAAAAGTTAGTGCCAGAAAATGGGTTGAAACTGGTGATTATTCATTATTAGGTAATGCTCTTGCTCGTAAATTAATGTTATCAGAAAACAAATTTTTAAGAACTATTTTTATGACTGGTACATTATTTGTAAATAGTCCAGCAGATTTAGAAGCAATTATTGCTTTAGGGTATAAAAAGAGACCAATGTTAAATTTTGATGCTGATGTTTGGGAAAGATTACAATCTCCAGCGTATGAAGAAGAATTTAAAATTTATTATCAAGGTTTAATATCATTTTATCGTATCCCATCAACAAGTAAAGAATTTCCTAAAAAGAAATTTCATTTTATTCCAATTGTAGCAGAACCTGAAGAAGGTGAAACTGAAAAAGATGATTTTTTCGTAGATAGTAGAAATGCTTTTAATGGTGCTAAAAATGAATGGGTTTTAGATTTTTTAAAGGAACACAAAGGTGAAAGAACATTAATTTATACTCAATTTGTAAATCGTGGTATAATGCCATTATTACAACAATTAGATGATTTAAAAATTAAATATCGTGTTATTAGTGGTAAAGAAAGTCAAGCAAGAAAGAAAGAAAATGAAAATGATTATAATACAGGAAAAGTTGATATTTTAGTTTTTTCTCTCGCTATCAAAGAAGGTGTAAGTTTTAAAGAAACTGATAATATTATTATTACTCAACCATATTGGAATTATGCAATTATGGAACAAATTCTCGCTCGTGGTTTAAGATTAGATAGTCATAAAAAAGGTGATAAATCAACAGTAGATTGTTATATGTTGGTTGGTGTTCCTGAAGGAACTGAAGAAAGTTTATCAAACGCTCAAGTTGTTGCACCAGATGGTACTAAAAAAGGAACTATGCTTCAAATGTTTAATAAATGGTTCAAAGATGCTGATAAAATAATGAATGATGATATTAAAACATTAGTATATCCATTTGAAAAAGTTCCTAAAGGTCAAGGTGATGCTACTAAAGCAAAACATTGGTCTGGTGGTGCTGATGAAGATAAACCAGTAGAATTAGAAGAAAAGAAAGCAAAGAAAACTTTATCATTTGGTTGTCGTGATATTCATATGTATAATATTATGTTTAATAAACAAGAAGAGATTAATTTATATGAAAAAAGAATTCTTTCTTTACCATCATTTGAAAAAGTAAATAATGTTGAAAATAATGAATTTATCAAATCATTTAATGCTATTTTATTAGATATGAATTTAACAAATCCATTAAGTCGTAAGCAAGAATTAGAATTAAAAAGAGATATGTATAAATCATTTTATCAAGATGAAATTAATAAAATTAATAAAAGAATTATCAGATTTGAAGGTGATAGTAGTTTTAAAGAAAATAGAAATCCAGATTTAGAACAAATTATTGAAAATAGACCACAAGCAGATATAGTTGATAAAGTTGAAAAACTAATCAAAGATGGAGCAAGTTTAGATAAGATATTTAGTGCTTTTGATATATCTAAAACTGAAATTACAAGTTTTCAAGCAAATTTTACACCAGAAAATGAAGTAATGGATTTAATTGAAAAATCAGGAATTAAAAATGATATGAGACCAAATTTAAAAGTTTTAGAACCAACAGCAGGAATTGGTAATGTTATAGGTGGATTATTAAAACAACCTAATGCTTTTAATTATATGATTGATGGTGTTGAAATTCATAATGTATTTTTTCAAATTGCTAAAGCACAATATGGTGGTATTGATAATGTAAATTTATTAAATGTTGATTTTTTGAAATTACAAAATAAATATAACTATGATTATATTATCGGAAATCCACCATTTAATTTAAGGTCATATGAAGATAAGAAAACTGAAGGAAGTAGAAAGAAAGGCACAACAGCAAAATTTGAAAAACGAGACAAAACATATTTTGATGTTGATTTTGTCGCTCACGCATATAATTTATTAGTTGATGGTGGAAAACTTGCTATGATTATTTCAAATCGTCATAGAAGACAACCAGATATACAACCATTTAAAAAGTTTAATCAATATTTAGAATTATTAGGTGAAGGCAACGTACAAGTATATCAAAGTAGTCAATTTAAGGCAGATAAAGGAGTAACAAAAGCAATGGAGACTAATTTTGGTATGGAAATTATAGTTTTAACTAAAATGCCGAACCGTCTTATTGAATTAGACGGGCAACAATTACTTACCGAAGGTGAAATCCAACAAGGGATTAAGGCGAAAAAAAGGCAAGGTGAAGAACAAATCGTTGAACTCAATGAGGAAGACCTTACAAACCAACTTACGGAACTCAAGGGGACGATAGCAAAGCAACAAAAAGAATTTAAACCTACAGTTAAAGAATTAAGAGAACAAGTGAAAAAATTAGGTATTCCTTTAAGCAAAGTTGTAAATGGTAAGAGAAAACCTAAAAATCGTGCAGAATTAGAAAATGATACATTTAATCCAACTGAAGCAAAAGCACAAGCATTATTAGATAAAGAAGCAATGACGAAAAAGACAGCACCAAAACCAAAGGCAAAACCAGCACCTAAACCAAAGAAAGAAAAAGCAAAAAATTTAAAAGAATTAAAAGCAGAAGCAAAAGCAAAAAATATTATATTAACTAAAACCGTAAATGGTAAGAAAATTAAAAAAACTAAAGCAGATTTACAATTAGAATTATCAAAACCAGAAGAAGAGAAAAATGTCAATATTATGAAACCAGCACCAGCACCAAAATCAAATAAATTAACGATAAATGATGTAAGAACTCACGCTAAAACATTAGGTATAGATATAAATAAAAAAGTAAATGGTAAAACTATTAAAAAAACTAAATCTGAATTGATGAAAGAAATTAATCAACCAACACCAACACCAACACCAAAAAAAGAATTAACAATAGGTGAAAAATTAGATGTAGCAAAAGAGGAAATAATTAATGAATATAAAAAAACAATAAAAGATGATGATTTAAAAAAAGTTTATGATGAATTAGTTGTAAAAGCAAGAAAATTAAATATTCCAGTTATTGAAAATGGTAAAGCAATTAATAGATTTGAATTAAGAGAAAGAATTAAAGATAAAAATCCATCTATGCTTGAAAAACCAGAAGAAGAGAAAAATGTTAATATTATGAAACCAGCACCAGCACCAAAGGGTAAAGTTGCGAAGGCGGTGCAGAAGATAGAAAAGAAGATTGAAAAAACAGTTGAAGCACCTAAACCAGCACCTAAAAAAGAAGAAAAGAAATTAGATGATACTCAAGGTAAATTATTACAAGACAAATTAAATAATTTAGGTGATGATATCATTAAACAAACAGAAATATTTAAAAAAGTAGCAAAAGAAACAAATGATTATGCAAATGAATTAAATGCTGAAATGAAAAGAACTAAACAAAAAACAGGTAGAAGTGAGACGATGAAATTTAATAAATTAAAGAAACAAGCAGATGAAGAAAAAAGTAAAATATATTCTATTGAAGATAATATAAAATCAACATTAGAAAAAATTTATCCTTACACTAAATATGATGATTATGAAGAAGTTAAGAAAAAGGCAGAACCTATAAGAAAGCGTATAAGAGAAATTAATAGTGAATTAAGCAGTATAAATTTCGGTCAAAGTATTATGACATTTTCATCAAGTAATAAAAAAAGTTATGCAGAACAAATGGCAGATGAAAAAGTAAGAAAAGAAAAAGAAAAGGAAGCAAATAAGGTCAAAACTGAACCATTAGAAAAAGAATTAAATGAATTAGAAAATAATCCAGATTATGAGAAATTATTAAAATATGAATTAACCACTTATAATCCTGAATTTAGAAAATTTGTTAAGGAAATAACTGATAGATTAAATGAAGGCAAACCAATTGATGACCTAATTAAAACTAAACCTCAATTAGTTGGTAGTGGAAATGATTTTCACGAAATCGGAAGTTTTCTAAAAAAATATAAAAATTTAAAAGGTGGTGCTGATGGATGGGATTTACACGCAGTTATCGTTCATAAACCATATGAATTAGAAAAAGCAAGACAAGAAGCAAATAAGATAATGAAAACAAATAAAAATAAATTTATGCGTGAGACTAAAGACAGTTATAGATTTAGAAATATATCAAAACAAAAGTTTAATCAATTTAGAACTCAAGTAGTAAATCCAAATATTTCTATGATATGGGGCAAATTAAAAGGTGGCGGTGCAGAACCACCAGAAATAGATTTTTTTAATGCATCAAAAAGTGCCTATGGAAATCATCCAATTTCAGGTTATACAATTACAGACCAAATACCAACAATTACTATATATAAAAAGAATGATGAAAAAACTATAATCATATCAGTTCGTGGTAGTTATGATACAAGAGATTGGTTAGATGCTAATAGTCGTCTCGCATTTAATAGATTAGACCAAAGTGATAGATATAAAGAAGATAAAGAATTTGTTGGTAGAATATTACAAAAATATGGTAATACTATGGATTATTATATTGCATCTCATTCTTTAGGTGGAGCAATAGCAACAGAATTACAAAGAACATATCCACAATTAAAAAGTGGTTATGCTTATAATCCAGCATTTCAAACTAAAGAATTATTAGAGACCAATACACCATCTATAAAACGTAAATATACTGATAGTGATGCTTTAGGTAAAGTAGGTCAATTTTTAAAAGGCAGTACAGTTGAAAAGACCAAAGAAAGCACTATATCAAGATTGTTGCCAAATTTTTTTAAATTTCTATACGGTCATCAATTTCAAGCGTTTAATAGATAGACGCAAAAGTAGGGATTTATATAAAAATCATTGATAATTTATAAAATCCCTATTTTTCCGCTTTTTAAATTATATAATTATTTTCTATTATAATTATATAATATAATGCCATACGAATTAGTTCCTTTTGGTGATTTATTTAAAGTATGTAAGAAAGATGGTAGTAAATGTTTTTCAAATAAACCTATACCATTATCACGTGCTAAAAAACAAATGAAAGCAATTATCATAAATGAATTAAAAGGTGGTGCAATAAATGATACACCTGAAGAAGTTCAAAAAGTAAAAACTATTGAAACGACACCATTAGGTGATGATGATATTAGAAAATATTTACCAAATGCTAAAATATTAACATATCCAGAATTATCTAAATATAATAGCATTGAAGAGATATTACCAAAAGATAAAGATTATTTCGTTGTTTTATATTTAGATACACCAACAAGCGGACATTGGATAACAGTTTTACGTGATGGCGACACCATAGAATATTTTGATAGTTATGGTAAATCACCAGATAATCCATTAAAATGGTTATCAAAAGATAGAGAAGCAAAAATGGGCGAAAAAGCACCATATTTAGGTGATTTACTTAAAAAAACAAATTTAAAAGTCATCTATAATAAAATTCCTTATCAATCATCAAATTCAGAAATACAAACTTGTGGAAGACACGCATTAAATCGTATCTTATCATTAGTAAATAAAAATATGGATGGTGGAGCATATCATAAATATATGAATGGATTAAAAAAGAAAACATCTATGAACTTTGATGAATTAGTTAGTGCGATTATTCAAAAGACACCATTAAATGGTGGTAGTTTAAATAATAAATTTTTTGAATGGTTGAAAAAGAATAAAATAGACCATCAACAATATATGCGTATGGCAAAAGAAAGTGCAAAAAAAACAGGATACGACCCTACGCTATTAACATTTTCAACTGATGGAATTCATAAATTAGATTATAATGGTACTAAATTTGGGAGAGTAGGGTATAAAGACTATATTATTTATAAATTGTCAGACCCTAAAAAAGCAGAACAAGCAAAAGATAGATATCATAAATCACATAGTCAAATAAGTGATGACGGAAAATTTAGTCCTAATCAATTATCTTTAAAAATAAACTGGTAAAAAAATATATACTTTATATTATATACACACAAATGTTGAAGAAAATCTATTTGTTCTTTAAAAGTCTTTGTTATAAAGTTCATTATACCGAGTATATGGATGAGCGTGAAAGGTTAGACTATTATATTAGGGAAGTTAAAAATCACACCAAAGCAAAATTGTGGATTAATCAAAAATAAAAATTAATTTAGATTTTTCAAAAAATAATCTAAAACAATATATATATATAAATGTCTAAATTTCAAGGTTGTTTAAAGTTTGGTGTTAAATATCAGGTTGAAACATTGAAGTATCTTAATTTCGTTCAACATAATTTTAGTGCTGGTAGAGAAAAAACGTGGGATATATGCATAAAAGAAAATAAAGATGATAAATTTGAAGATTTAGTATTTTATGAGGTGAAAGCAGAGACCACAGCATCTAAAACAGGAAATATTTGTATTGAATATGAATATAATAATGAATTATCAGGAATTGCTTGCACTAAAGCACAATATTGGGTTCATTATGTAGTTCATAATGATGATAAAAAAGAATATGATATTTATATCATACCAACTAATCAATTAAAAAAATTAATAAAGAAAAAAGAATATATTCGTGATTGTTCTGGTGGTGATGGTAATAAAAGTAAAATGTATTTATTTAATGTAAATCATCCAATGATACAAAAATATAAAAGAGACTATATTAAGGACAAAGAAGAAGAAAAAAAAGAAATAATATCACACGAAGAACAGATTGAAGAAAAGACAGAAGAAAAGACAGAAACATAATAAAATTATTATCTAAATATATTATATATAGACAATAATGTGGAGTATTAGAGTTCAATTAAATCAAATTTATACAGCACTTTCTAAAGCAGTAACAAATCCAATGACAGCAAATTTAAATGTTGGTGGTTTTGGTCTAACTAATGTTGCATCAATTAATGGTAGTCCTTATGTTCCTTCAGGTGGTGGAGTTCAGACCATAAATGGTAGTAATGGTGTAATGACCTTAAATGGTGGTGGTGGCACATCAGTTGGAACAGTTGGAAGTGTTATAACAGTAAATTCACCAGTTTTACCAGCATTAGTAAATTCAGTAAATAATGAAAGTGGAGCAATAACAATAGCAGGAGGAAATGGTATTGGTGTAGCAACAGTTGGTAATACAATAACACTAGCAAATACTAATGTAATTAATCAATATGTATCACAACTTAATTCAATAGCAAATAATAATCCTATAACAATAACAGGAGGAACAGATATAGGTGTATCAACAGTAGGAAATACTATTACACTTAATAATACAAAAGTAGGTGTTGATACCGTAAATAGTAGTACAGGAGCAATTACTTTAGTTGGAGGAACAGATATTAGTGTTAATAATGTAGGTGGAACTATTACAATAACAGGAATAAATAAACCAGTATCAAATAGAACATCATCATCAACACCAGTTGTTATATCATCAACACCAGTTGTTTTAGGAACTCTTAATTTAGTAACAACAGCAACATACGATGTTAATGCATTTAGTGTTGTAACATTTACAACAACATCAAGTCAAACTCCTAATGTTTCACTTGCACTTTTTCTATCAACTAATGGTGGAACATATACTCAAATTGGTTTTACAACCACTGTAACATCAATAAATCATTCAAGTTTAAATCCAGTATCTCAAATAGTAATACAAGCAGGTGCTTTTAATGTGGTAGGTGGAAGTCAAAATATTCAATTAAGAATGAATACCAATATTCCTATCACTATTGGTGCTATAACAATGAATAACTTCCAATTATTAGGAAATGGAAATCTTGCATAAAAAAATTATCTATTATTATAGTATAATAATGGATAATAATGGAATTATGGCAATTGTTGCTGTCATACTATCAGTAGGTGGCACAATCGTGGCAATTTTTAACCATAAACGATTACGCAGTAGATGTTGTTGTTCTGAAAAAGAAATAGTTGTAAGTGTAGATGTTGAGAATACAACACCAGAAGATTTAAAAATAAAAATACCACCAAAACCAGATGAGAATGAAAAAGCAGTAAGAGCAAGAGAGATATTATACAGTGCTTAATAATTTGGTAATAAATAATCAATTAATTCTGAATTAATTTTTCTAAATACCATAAAAAAATAACGACCTCGCCATTTTTTAACATTACATACAATTATTTTATTTAGATACCATCCTTTTACTCTTAATATTTCTAATCGTTTAGGCATTAAAGTAGCAAGACAATAATCATTTCCTAAAAAAGCAACACCTTTACTTGCTTTATCAGTAAAATAATTTAATAAATACCAAAAAGAATTAACTCTTCCATTTTCACCATCTAATTTAAATGGTGGATTTGTAATAACCCAATCAACATTTTCATTAAAATTTTTATAATCTAATTGTTCTTCAATTTCAGTATAATAATTTATATTATTTACTGGAAAGTTATTATAAAATGCACCTTCCCCCTTAAATGGTTCGTATAAAATATCATTATTAGTAATATCTAATTTAGATATCAAATCACGTGCTAAATTTTCAGGTGTTTGATGTAAATAATATTTATCGTCTTTCATATATATATATTTTACAAAAAAAAATCTATATATTTATATATATGAACTTTATTGAAGGACTTATTAATGATGCAATTGAGAGCAATTTAGAAAATTTAACTATTAATATATATTTACTACCATATTATGATGATACCAAAGAACAAAATAAAATATTACGAAAAGTTAAAAGTATATTCAAAAAAATAAATGAAGAATATCAATTAGGTGTTTTAACTGATAATAATATTAAATTAACATCAGTTCAATGTAAAATAGATGATAATGAAAAAAGTGATTATATTGAAACATCATTACGTAAATATAAAGAGTATCGTATGAGACCAAAAAAGAAACAAATAATTATTGAAATTTAAAAACGCAAAAATAGGGATTTAATAAAAAATCATTGATTATTTATAATTTCCCTATTATTGCGTCAGTCGCATCTTTCCTTCTTTTCATCAATTTCATCTTTTTGTTTCATTGAAAAGGTAGCAATTGTGATGTTTAAATCTTGTGCTATCTTATAAATCATCTCATCGCATTTACAATATTTACTACAGTCTTCAATATATCTTTCACATTTAAATACCTTAACTGGTGGTTGAATTTTAATAGGTTTTACCTTTCTTAATGTTCTTAACATTTATATATATATTAATAATATATATTTAAATTTTTACAAAAAAAATATATACTATATTATATACAATGTTGTGTTTTGTGGTTTATGATAGTTATGCAAAATCATTAATTGGTTTATATGATAACTTAAAAGATGTAGAAAAACTAATTAATAAATTAGTTCGTGATGATATAAATAATGAAATAGTAAAATTAAAGTATTCTATATTATCAGAGAATAATGTAATTAAACGTCAAGAATTATGTATGACATTAGAAAACTTAAAAGTTCAGTTATCTCTTGATGATGTGAAAAATTGTTATATTTTAAATGGTGATATCAAGCAAAGATACCTACATTATAGTAAAGAAATGAATAAATTAGATTATCCAATCTTTTTATACGCTCAATAAGGGCGGATTTTTACAAGTAAATATCTTTTTGGTGTTTTACATCATTAATGATATGAAAAATAAATTTATTTTTAACTATATATATGATGTAAATATCTATTTTGGTGTTTTACACGTAAATATCTCGCCCTTTTAGGGCATTTATGCCCTAAAATTTAATATATATATTTAATTTCTATAGTAAATATATATATAAAAATGTACGCAGGTTTTTCTTATACCGATAGACGAAACAAAGATAATAATGTTGCCAATCACGTATATTATGATTTAGATATTACCAATAATGATACAACAAATAAAGCATTGATACCACAATTAAACTTTGATGAAGTAAGAAGTAATGCTTTCTTATCAAATCCATCTGATTATTATGTTTCTATTGTTAGATTTAACGTTGATACATCATCATTACCTACTATATCAGTTCAACCTTTAGTTGATGGTGTTAATAATAATCCTAATAAGTTAATATATAGTGTTACTATGCAATATGGTACTTATGTATTTCAACAATATTTTAATTGGGTTCAACAAGATTTACAAACAACAGCACCAACTGGTATAATTACTGCTAATGATTATAAAAATCCTTATTATTATGGATATTCTCATACTAAATTTGTATGGCAAGTTTTAAATGGAGCATTACTTGCTTGTCGTGCTGGATTAAGTGCTTTAGTTGTTGCTGGTGGTGATGTATTTCCATCTACTAATGTTCCATTTTTTGAAATTGACCCCATTACTGCTGATATGTCATTAAATGTTGATATAAATTATACTGAATTTCAAGCAGTGCCACCTGCTTTAGGTCAAATTAAAATATTTTTAAATCAACCTGCATTTCAAATATTAAGTGGATTTCCTGCTGTATTTCAAGGTATAAAACAATTAAATGGTAAAGATTTTCAATTAACCTGTTATGATTTAAACGGTCAA